TGACTAAACTACTTCTTTGGTTCTTTGTCCTTGTCTTTGTCTTTGTCCTTGTCCTTCGTGCCCTTATCCGGCTCGCCCTTGTTCTCCGGTCGGTCGCCGCCGCCCGAGCCGCCCGAGATGTCACCCGGCACCGCCGAGGGGTTGCCCTGCTCTTTGCGGGCTTCGGCGATAGCCTGCCGTGCTTGCGCCCGCTTCTCCCGGCCCTCTTCGGTGTGCATCTCTATGTCGGCGAGAGCGCTCTCCAGACCTTCCTCGCGAGTCTTGTCGGGATCATCGACGAGGGCCATGTTCTTGCGGCCTTGGTTGATCGCCTCGCACTCTTTCCGGTTGACCTCATCGTTGGCTGCTTCATTGCGAGCCGCCTGATCGACGAGGTAAGCGCGGCGATCACGGATCGGGATCGCCCGGGGCCGAAGCTGCTCGGCTAACTCCTGCTTCGTATACTTGCCCGCCTCGGGATCGCCTTCGTTTGCGAGCGCTTCATCGGTGAGCGGGGTTTCGACCTCTTCCTCGTCATCGGTGACCGGCTGACCGCGACCGTCGCGGGGTACGGTCTGCGAAGGGTTGGTGTTGTGCTTGTCGTTGGGATTGCGGGCTGGCACGATGCCCGGGTGCTGCGGCTGTTGTCCTGCCTTCTCCTGCTCGGTTGCCGTCATGGGTTTACTCCTTCGTTGCTTCTTTAGTCGTTTACTGCGTGCACGTGTGACCACCGGGGTTAGGCCGCGCCTTCGCGGGTGATGAGGAATAGCTGCGATCCGCTCATCTCGTTATCGGTGGGGAAATTGAGCGCTTCGTTGTACTCGCGAAGCTGTTGCTTGTATTCGGCGCGGTCCTCGGCGGTCGCGCCCTTGGCGATCAGCGCCGGGTCGGGCGGCGTCCATACCTTCGGGCAGCGCTGGCAGATGACGATGATCGGGCCGTGCGGGAGTTGATGTTTCACCACCGCATAGTTGTGATCGTTGCCCCTGTAGATCATCTCCAGCCCCTTGCCGCCCTTACGGTGGGCACAGGCCGAGATGGTGCGTTGGGTGCGCTCAATGTCAGCCTTGAGCGCCGCTTCGACGGCTCGCGCCCGGAGCTTGCGCGTGTTCTCCTGCCCGCGCAGGTTTTGAACCTCGAAGCGCGTCTTCTCCAGTGAGAGTTGCGCCAGTTCGTCGTTCACATTCTTGTCAGCCATATAACCTCGCTTTGTTTAGTCGTTCGGTTGTAAAATAAGCAGCATGATTAGAACGCCCCGACTTCAATCTGCCCACTTGAAACTTCGCACCAACCCACTGATCCCGGTCGGCACTAGATTTGGAAGATGGGTTGTACTTGAAAGCCACCACTACAAAAGTTTTCGAACACAAACGCATCGGGCCTGCCTTGTTCGCTGCGAGTGCGGTACGGAAGCCGTGCGCACCTATGGCGAACTTCGTTGTGGCCATAGCCCATCCTGCGGCTGCAAGTCGCGCCAGCGCAGTATGGATTCGGTCTGGTATGACCTTCAGCAAAAATGGGGGCGGCGGGGTTGGGACTTCGATCTCTCTATTCCGCAGATGCAGTGCATTGCGCAAATGCCCTGCGCTTACTGCGGTCAAGAGCCTTCCAACGTCCATCGCCTGAAGTACAAGGTTGGTGGCAAATATCAGCGCGGCGTGGCTCCTGAAATGGAGCTTCGCTATTCCGGCCTTGACCGCGTTGATTCGTCGAAGGGATACGTTCCCGGCAATGTTGTGCCGTGCTGCGGGGAATGTAATGGGATGAAGAGCAAGCTGCCGCTCGAAGATTTTTTTGCGCTGATCGAACGTATCCGCGCAAACAATTCTTCGGCGGCAACTGTCCTTCATTGCGCTGCTACCGTCTTCGATTAGGCGATGGCGGAAACAGCGTCGATATACCGGATACGCTGCACCGGGTCCGGTGGCAGCGTGGCTGTGTACATAGCGTTGTATGCCTTTATGTTGCGACCGGGTTCGCGACACCCGGCCTTCTGCATCTTTCGAGGCAGAGCAGACTATCTCATCGTCCCATTGGGACGCCTCGCGCTTCGAGCCGCTTGGCTCTACTCCCTTACGGGATAGTCGTTGAACCTTTCCGGTGTTCTGGACTTGGCTGCTGATTGCCGTGTGATGTTGTTTAGTCATCATTTAGGGTTTCCAGCAATTCACGAGGTTATTCGACAACGGTTGCCCGCTGAAGGCTCTAATTCATCAAAGCGAATCCGCCAATCATTCTTGACGGGTCGTAGCCGGTCGGTTCCGTGAGCCTGCGGACCCAAACTTCGAGGTTTCTCCACGACGCTTCGCCGATCTGCGTATGGTCCTTGCCGCCGAAGCTCACGCCGATCACGCCGTCCTTGCCGACGATGTACGTGCGGAGCGCGGTGCCGGTGCCGCCCTTATAGTTCGGGGTCTTCTTCACGAAGGTCGATTGGAAGAAGCTCACGCCGCCCCAATCAATCACCGGGATTCGATCACCGTCCGGGCTTGGCAGTTCGCGCAACTGCTCGATCCCCTCGGCGGTGCGCTTCACCACATCGACGAGCGAGTTGTTCGTTTTGTCGGTGAGGATGTCGCCCACGGTGAAGGGGTGGATGATGCCGAAGTAGTTGCCGTTTTCCATCGGCAGCGCATTGACGCCCGCGAGCGATTGCGCGGCGGCGGTGATGTCGGTAGTGGCGAGAGTCGTGGTGGCGTCTTTGGAGAGATCGTCTACCAGCGTATCGGTCGCCGCTGCCGCATCTGCGGTATTCTGGACGACGGTGTTGATGACCTGCGCGAGCCGGTACGACATCTGCACCCCGAGGGCTTCGAGCGTCGGGTCGATAGCGGTCCCGAGCGCGTAGTCCGAGATGTTCATGTAGTCGGCGTACTGCCCAATCGTCGAAGTGTTTTGGACCACTTGGACGGTAAGCCCTGTGCCGATTGTCCCTTCAGGTGCAGTCGTCACAGGCGGCGCCGCGAGGTTCTGATACATGAAGAGCGCCAGCTTGTTACCGCTGTTCGCGTCGAGTGTGCGACGGGCTGTGGCTCGCACCCACGGCGTATTGCCCTTGAGATTTTCGACGAACACTTTGTCGAACGAAGTGACCGTCGATTGAGGCAGGTTGGTTGTGAGGTTCGAAGCTGGTGACACGCCGAGGCCGACGACACCAACAAGACGCGCCCGCCCCTGATTGCCTGCGAAGACGGCGAAGGTGCTGCCGAGAGCGCAGAGGAATTCAAGAATCGGGATTAGGATGCGGCGGGCGAAGCTCGCGCCGCGCTGTGCTGCTAACGATGTGCGCATGGGATGTCCCCCTGTCAATGTGAAGTTGTTTGTGGAGAGTTAGGCTCCTGCGGGTCTTAGCCGCCTTCACTTGCGATCCCATTGACAGGGGATGCGTTCATGCTGCGCGTAACTTAGTCACTGAAGCTCATCGACGGCCTTGCGGAAGGCCGGGTCGCGTAGCTTCTCCTGATACTCCTGCCGCGACATCTTCTCTAGCTCGGCGCGGGTTACGATGGGCTTCGGTTTGGGCGGCGCGGGTCGCGATGCGTTGGCATCGGAGTTGCGCAGGCCGGTGGACCTTGAGACGGGCTTCGGCGGCTCTTCTACAGCTACGTTTGAACCACCTTCCCGGCGTCGTGGCGGCGTCGCTACCGGCTCCGGGGCGTCATCGCCCTCACCGTCGTCCGGCCACGTCTCCAGCGCGTCCATGTGCGTTAGTTCACCGAAGACAATGGCGAGGTTGGTGCGGGTGAGATCATAGCCGCGATCTTGGAGTCCCTTGAAGAGCAGGCTTTGGTTTTGCGCGGTCGGGTAGTAGTCAGGATGCGATGCGACGAAGGCGTTCGCTTCATCGCGATAGTAAGCATCCTGATCGGCCTGTGTCTTCTGAGATCGGGTGGTGATCTCGGTGACCGTTTCGACCACCTGCGCCGGATCGGTCATGCCGTTCGACATGCGCTCGCGATCCGCTTGGCTGACGGGCGCGGGTTGCGGCGGCTGCGCCTTATCCGGTTTGAGCAATTCGCCGAGCCTGCGATTTGCCTGCACCTGCGAGTTCGCGAGTCCGGTTATGATCTCGTCTTTGTTCTTGCCCTTGAAGGTTGAGACGCGATTGCCCGCGCTGTTCTCAATCACCATTTCATAGTCGCCGTTCTCATCCGGCTCGCCGTTGTTTAACCATCGCCATTTCATTGCTCATAGCTCCTGTCGAGGCCGTCACCATCGTCGATTGCTTGTGGGAATGTCGGGTTGAGGATGTTCTCTCGCTCCCGCTCTTCCTCTGTCATCGACGGTGAAACGGGTTGGGGTGGAAGACTGGATAGGTGTGGCTGGCTGCAATAATCCGGTCCTGCATGGTTTCAAAGATCACCCATGCAGCCTTACTAAATTTGTGGTGTTCGAGCACCTTCGCTTTGTCGGCGGGATCGAGGTTGATGAGTCGCGTTTCGATCTCGATGCAAGCCGCCTCCAGAACGTCGAGCAGGTCGGGCCATGTTTCAGAGTGGCACAGCACATAGAGATTTTGCGCAGCCCGGGCCGTTACCTTTTCGGTGACACCTACCCTGCGCTCGATGCGTTTCTCTTCGCTCACGCGCTTGCCTCCAATTCGAGGGCTTTTTGCGACGGCTCTTCGCTGCCCCACGCATCCCATCCGGGGCGCTCATTGCGACTAAACAATTCCAGCCTCGGGCTATGACTGACACGTTCGATAACTTCATACATTTGGTGCGGTTTGCGTGAATGAATGGTGCGCGGCCCATAGAGCAGGGTGGTGCCCTGCGCTCGCTTGCCGTCCTCGGCTTCCCTGTAGGGCAACATGCCTTTCACGCCAAAGATGCAGTGTTCTGTTTGTCCGCGAAAATATTGGCCTAGCCCCATCCGGTCCTTCGCCCACGTGATGAGGGTGATGTAGCGGAAGCCCCATGCGCGGCATACATCGAAGCCGTCGTCGAGAAAGTTGTTGGTTACCCATAGGTACAGGTGGCAATTCCGCGCTGCTATTCCGGCGACCGGAAGTTCGCATATCTCTTTGGTTTTCATCAGCGAATAGTGGCGGTCCGCACCACGTCTGATTCTGCCGCCACCAGTCTCCATCCAAGGCGGGTCGGCATAGATCGTTTGGTACGCATCCAGCGGAATATCCGAGATGTTTCTAAAGAAACTCACATTCCCGTCCCTAAGAAGTATGGACTCTGCTGCATGTTGCGTTCGTCGGCGGTGCGTTCGGCGAAGCTCGCGGCCCTCTCCAGCGGAGATTCGATCAGCTTGCCGTGCTGATCCGCGACGGTGGTGTTGGCGATGCGGCCCTTGATCTTCATGTCTTCGAGTTCCATGTCGTTCTGGTGCTTCTGCTGAAGCATCTGCGACGCGGCCTGCGCCTTTTGAAGCTCGGGGTTGTTCTGCTGCATCGCCTGTTTTTCCTCGTCGGTCATGGGCACGATGAGATCGCGCTTGTTCTGCCACTCGGAGACATCCATCACCATGTTCGTTACTTCGAGCACGTTGACCTTCCACCCGATCTGCCCCATCTGGGAGACGAGGGCTTGGTTGCCGAAGATTTCGAGCAGGAAGGGGAGCGACTGCGCCATGCGAGCGCGGGCCGCGAGCCGGGTGCCCGCGACCGTATCGAACTTGAGATCGGCGTTGTAGAAGTCATGGAAGTCTACGAAGATCGCCTCGGTCAGTTCGTCGGCGAGCAGGGCGCGGACCTCCTGCACCGTGAGCCGCTGCTTGACCTGCCGCCACAAAAACTTGAGGAAGGGGATCAGCACCCCGTCGATCACGCGCTCGACCGGCGCTTGTATCCGGCCCTGCGAGGCCGTCTGAATCATGCCCGCCCCGGTGCCGGACTTGCCGATGCTCGATCCGCGCCCGGGCAACGTGCCCTGTACTGCGGCCTGATCCGCGCCGGTCGTCGAGTCTGCCGTCATCTGTGAGACTTGCAGCGCCCGCCACGCATCGGCGGGCACCTGCGGCTGCGGCACCAGCGCGATAGATTTGGTTGCATCTATGCCATCCACCAGCCGGATACCGCCGAGCCTGCGGCGCTGATCCTGCGTCGGCACGTTCGCGCCCCGGGCGATGGCATACTCGGGCTGCACCGCGAACGCGATGATGTCGAGGGCCGCGTTCGTCACCCCGGCAGATACCCTCTGATCGCTTCCGGCGATGCGCCCCACGCCCATCCCGAAGCCCGCGTTTTCGATGTTCCAAAAGTTCGCCGAGAGGAATGGAATCTGCCCTAGCTCATGCTTGCCGTTGCGGATCACCACCTTGCGTTGCAGGACCGTGCGGACCTCATCGTTGGACCACCATTCGAGCACCTGCATCGGTTTCAGCAATGGGTCTTCGCTCGGTTGCGCATCCTCGCTCAAAGCGTGATGCACCGATGGATTCGAGTTCATGGTCCCCGCGACTACGTTGTCCGTCTGCGTCGATTCGTATTCGCTGGTGAAGATGAAGCGCAGCGTCTCGTCGTCGGGGATGTCGTAGTCCGGGTTCTGGCGTAGTTTAGTCAGGTCGTCGTAGTTGAGATAAAACTCCTGCACCACCCACCCGGCCTTCCACATCTGGTTCGGCGAGCGCCACTTCGGGTTGGGGAAGACGGTGCCGAGTTCGCACTTCTCGAAAATTGGGCGCTTTTTTGTGACCTCTTTCGTTACTTTTTTGAATTCGTCTGTCTCTTTGGTGAAGATCAGCACCGGGGGACCGCCGAGCGGCATGTCCATCTGCGCGGGCGATTCTTTGCGCTCCCACCGCGTCTCGTTCTCGGTGTACTCCTCCCACCCGATCTTGTAGACCACCGATCCCTGATTCGTCATGCCCTCGGTGCCGTAGCTGAGTTCGGGCTTGAAGTCGCAGGCGTCGAGCATGATCTTGAGCAGTTCCTTCCACGCCCGGGCGCTGTTCTGGTGGACGTTGGGGCGCGGCCTGATCTCGAAGGGTGTCGGGTCCGAAAAAATAGCCCCGTTGATGGCCGGGGCTAAGGAGTTTACTGATTTGGCGACATCGAATCTCGCCACATTTGAGCGGGCCACTGACGACCCTTCGAACACAGCCTGCGAGCGCGGGCTTTGATAGAGCGTGTCCGACTCCCGCCAGTGCAACACCCACAGGCGGTTATTGAGCCAGTTCGATGCGGTGTCGAAGTCTTGGCAGACGATGGAGAGGGCGGCTGCGTCGGTGTACTTCGGGTCCGGCGCATACGTCGCGGGGGTGGATACGTCTGCCGGGTAGACCGGAGCGGTCGGGTTGCCATCTGCAAGCAGGGGGGAGGGCATAGCTCCATACTCCGTACACCAGTATTGTGAATCACTTGGCGGGGTTCGGGTGAAACTCGCCCAGCGAGAGTTTCACCAACGGCCCGCGCACAACATGGAGCAGATACGCCCGTTAGGGTTGCTGTTGTATCACCTTTTTTGCATATTGCAAAACTGTAAGTTTGGAGGTTTCGCCCCTCATTCGCCCATCTTGAGGATGTCGAGTCGGGCACTTGTCAGCACGTTCATAGCGGTCTGCATCGCCCGAAGCTCGGCCCATAAGCGCCGCCAGTGTGGTAAGATCAATTTCGATTCTTAGGCGAATCGTCATAGATCAGTACCTCTCTTTCCGAGAAGGCCCGGCGTTCGAGCACCGGGCCTTCTCATTGATAGTTGCCGAGGCAACGTCAAGGGAGGGCGGGTGCTATTACCCCGGCAGACCGGAAAGCGGCTGCGCTCTGAGTATTCTAGACCACATGACTAATAAACGCGGCTTCACCGACGACCAGCAAGACGCTCTTATCGAAGTGATCCAGTTCGCCCAACATGCCGCAGGTCTAGTTACCGCGATGGCAGCGAAGACTCTCGACCATGACCAGATCATTGTGATTCTCAGGGACTTCTACGACTTTGCGGTCGCTACCTATCCCCGAGGGCCGCTCCAGATGCGGGACCGGATGAATGAGATCGCACAGTTTTGCGATCTCAATTTAGTCACTGCCGCCCGCAGCCTTGATGACGACCGGATACTTTAGTATTCCAGCCCCGGGATCAGAATCTCCAGCCCGCTATCGGTGTGCGTCCGGTCCTCGATCCCCGGCTCCTCCAGCACAAGCTCTTCCGGCTCTGGCTCCACAGGACTGTAACGCCCGCGCTGATAGACCATATTGAAATGATCGCGCTGCCGCATCATCTCCCACGCATCGTCATCGGCGCTCGACTCGGCGGCTATCGACTGCGGCAGGTTGTCAGCCACTCGCGATATCACATCCGGCAGGCCGGACTCGTCGATCATGCCGTATTCGAGGAAGCCGGTGATGAGCGGCTTCGTCTTGACGCCGGTAGAGAAGAGCAGCCGCCCGCTCGCGATCAGCGCTTCCATGTTGCGTATGCGCGTGTCGCGGATCGCGTCGTCGTCATCGAAGGGAAGCCATGCGATTTGCAGCGGCCAGCCGGTCGTGAGCGCGTAGTTGTCGATGGCGCTCTGGTACAGGCGAGCGCCCGGGGATTCTTCGATGATGACGCGGTGCAGCCCGTACTGGCGGGCGGTGTCGTGTATCTTCTGCGCCATCACCGAAGGCTTGTAATGGCCCTGCACGATGTCCGTCACGTACATCCTCTGCTGCGTCTGGATGCCGACCGCGCCGCTCAACGTGTTCCACTTCTTCGACCGGCAGGGAAGGCGGAAGGCGATGTGCATCGCGCCTTCCATCGGCACTCGATTCTCCTCCACCATCGCCGCCAGCATTTCGCGTTCGCCGAAGACGATCTCGGCAGCGCCGTAGCTGTCCATCATGTACTGCGACATGAAGCTGGCATAGTCGGCGTCGTACTCTTCGCGCAGAAATTCGTAGCTCAGAATCGAGGGCAGCAAGAGGTCGATTTCGTCCTCGGCAGGGAAACCATTGTTGTCGAGCCGCTCGCCGCTGCGCAGCACCATTGCAGGCTTCAGCACCCTATCGTAGCTGCCCGGGCGGGCGGTCAGAAGTTCGTCATTGAAGAGATCACCCGGCCCATAACAAGTCCCAATCTTGAGTTCGATGCCGGTCGGCTTCAAAATCTTCCGCACCAGCTTGTATTCCTTGGTGAGCCGGATGCGTGATTCGTAGCTTCGCGAGTTACGATTGTTGTTCACGTCATCACAGATCAGCACGTCGGGGTGCCATCCGGTCGTCGCGGATTCGAGCGAGTTCGCCCAGATCAGCGGCTCGATGATCTCTGGCTCGGTCTGCCGCAGCCCCGCCGTGAACCACCCCGAGGCTTTCCATTTCTCGACGCATAGCTCGGGGTAGAGCGCTTGGAAGAGGGAGACATTCGAGCCGCGCCGGATGAAGAAGCTCGCGACCTGATCCACGAAGGCGAAGCTCAACTCCTTCGATCCCGAGAGGATCAGGATGCCGATGGTCATAAAGTAATTCAGGATCAGTTGAACGCAGAAACAGATGTCGAGGGTGGACTTGTAGGTATTGCGTGGATAGAGAAGGGTACGCCTGCGTTTCATCCCTTTAAACGCTTCGGCCACCGTAGAGTCAGAGGATAATTTTGGGAAAAAATCGAGCGCTTCGCGATGCACATCTTCATTTACGAGACAGTACCCGAGCACATAGGCGAGCGCGAGCAGGTTGTTCTCGCAGCAGCGCCGCCCCTCTTCGCGCAGCACCGGATCGCTCTGCACCAGCGCGGTAAGCTCGGTGCGCCACTGGCGATTGATGCTGTTCTCCTGATTGGGATCGCGAAGCCTGCGCCAGTTGAAATGCACGGCTAAACCACTCGACCGGCGATCAGCAGGTAGGCGGTAACGATCAGAGTCAGCAGGTAGATCACGATCTTGACCGCGCTGCGCATCCGTTCGTTGATGGTGAGGTATACGAGCGGGATGAGGATGTAGGCGACGGCGAGGATGATGATGATGAGGGACATTCGGGCAACCTCCGCAGAACGTATCGCGGGACTTTGGCGACATGACCATCTTCAAATTCAATCAGCGCCATCGTGCCTCGCGACATGATGATCCGGCAGTTCTGGCCCTTCCGCTCGCCGAGCATGTGCCCTCGGAACAAATGCGTCGGGGGTTGCCCCGTCCCCGGGGTGGGATTCACTTTATCATTGTCGGCCACGTCTGCGTCTCTCCTCGATCAGTTGTTTTGCGCCCATCACATCTTCGTCCTCTTCGTCATCGTCCTCTTCTTCGTTTATTTCCTCTATGTCGCACTCGGCCATGTCGAGAGCTTGTTCGCGGGCATCGCCTTCGTCGGTGGCGTCGTCGATTTCGAAGACGCCATAGGCCACGGTTACACAGTATTTCGGCATGTCAATCCTCCGCTCTCAGCCCTGATTTAACGATGGAATCAATAGCATCATTGACACCCTGTATATAGCATGATTCGGCTAAGAGGGAAGTATGCGCGGCCCTCGCGCCGAGAAACACGTAGGCCGCGACTAAGCCCTCGGTCCTCTCGGCGGCGATCTGGCGCAGCGCGGGCGGCGCGATATAGCCCTTAACGCCGCAGCGCTCGCCCACCTTCAGCCGTCTGCGGTACGGATTCATCCTCGCTCCAGTTTCTTAATGCGGCGGTCATGGCTTATCGCGATGGAACCTAATAGAGCCTGCTGCTCCAACAGGGTATTGATTCCGTTCTGCATCAGAAGCATTTGAGTCTCATGCTCGGCTTGGTTCTCGGCGATGATTCCGAGCAGCTTCTCGATCCGGTCCAGCCTTTCGCTACTCGTCATTTTTTTAGGCATTGAGTCCCTCTCTCTTCGTCGCCTGTCGCATCGCCTCATGGATCGGGCCGTCTGGCGACTGGCGCTTCCGCTCGGCGAGGCGCAGGGCTTTGGTGAGCACGTCCACGGCCCACAGGTTGAACGATTTTCCTTGGCGCTTCGCCTCGGCCTTCATTTTTTTGTTGTCGCCCTTGGCGAGCCGGACGGATTGCATGGTGAATTCCACCCGGGAGCCGGGAGCCTTGCGGGGTTGACGTTTTTGTACGATTTGTTTAGTCATAATGTGACTATACTATCCCTTAGAGGAGAATATTCAAATATGGAATCGAACGACGACTTGAAGGCTTATATCCGCGAGGAGATTCATAACATGGAGACTCGGCTGCTCACGGAATTTCGTAAGTGGGCGATACGCATCGAGGGACGCCAGCGGATACAGAACAAGAGGGATGATGACTAATTTAGTCCGATTCACGGTCCCATATTTAACGCCTCCGTCGGGGAACCACTACAAGGCTCCATGCCGCTATATAGGCAAGGACGGATGCCTGCACTTGGGATTCAAACTCACCAAACAGACCAAAGCCTATTACGAAGCCGTGGCCATCTTCGCGAGCGGAGAAACCGTGGCACCGGAAACCGACGCCGAGCGCAGAACCGCTAAGTACCGCGTCGAGATGCACGTTTATTACCCGCCCAAAAAACGCGGCGACATAGACAACCATGCAAAGGCGGGCATTGACGCCTTAGTGCGCTGCGGGGTAATCCATTCCGATCACAACGTTGTGGAGTTAATGGCTATTCCCCACCGTGACGACCGCGAAAATCCCAGAACCGAATACACCATAGAAAGACTTTGAAAAAATGGCAAGGAATTGGACCGTTGAAGAAGACGAGTGGCTGAGGGAAAACTACCCCATTCTGGGGAAATTAGCCTGCGTTGAAAATAAAATTAGAGGATGGGAATATTAAGGATGGGCACCCCACCGACTAGCGAACCTGAAGTTTTTTGCGTGATGTGCAAAGTGCCGGTGCCCGCCGACCGGCTGAAGAAGCGCTCGATCACCTGTAGCGACCTGTGCGGCAAGGCCCGCACCGCCTACCTGCATCGCCGCGTCGCTGCGAAGAAGTGCCGCTACTGTATGCGCCCTGCGACGCCGGAAGAGCAGGCCGCGTTCCGGCGCTTCCGTAAGTGGGAGCGAGAGCAGGGAGTTGCGGGGAACGAAGACAAAGCGAAAACTGACAATGAGGGTGCCTCTTCGGATGCGCTTTAGGGGTTGACGTGAGGGTGACTTCGGGGCTAGGGTACGAGGTCTAACCCTGTTGACGGTAATGGTTACCGAAGACAGAAAAGTGGTACTCCCTTTCATATAGGGTGCGTGATAATCTCTTCCAGTCGCCTGATCCGCGACCGATCCGCGCCAGCGAGATTGTAAGAGGGTGGGGGTACTCCCCCCCACCCCCGTCAACCTCCCGGCGAGGGTTGGAATTGACGAAATTTTAGGAGTTCAAGATTATGCCGGACCTTGACATGCCTGCCCTTTTGGGTGGGGTGGATGAACCTATATCTGTGCGTAAATTAGTCATCTATTTACGCAATGAGATTTTTGCAACTAACCGGCTTCTCGACGAAGTTGCTGGCATCGACGATCCTCCTAGTGCTCGGGCGCTCGACTACGCCACTATGCGCCTGACGAGGCTTTGTGACCTTATCGAAACCCTCTTCGAAATTGAAGTTCTCCCGGTTACAGAACCGTCCTCTGCGCCGTCCCTTGTGGTGGTCCCGAAGGCGGGTAAATTGTGAAAACTCCCTTCGCCATGATCCCCGTCTCACTGCTGGATTCCTCGATCTGCGAGGAGTCATCGGATGTGTTCAAGGTTTGGATTTCCCTATTGCTCATGGTCAAAGGTGACGGAGTTGTACCCATGACCAACCTGCACGGTTTTGCACGTCGCATTGCCATGACAGGGGAAGCGGTATCAGCCGCCTTGCAGCGATTGTCCGAACCAGACCCAAAAAGTTCGACCCCTGATTACGAGGGTCGTCGTATAGAGAAAATTGATGGCGGGATAGTTATTCTAAATTACCATAAACACCACGCTCCTATAGACTTAGCGGAGAAGCGCGAGAAAGAGAGGGTTCGTAAGGCGCAGTACAGGTCTGAAAGAAATAAAAGCGAAAATTCATCCAATGTCCCACCTGTCCCAAGGGACAAAGGGACAAAACGGGACAAAACGGGAATGTCCCATGATGTCCCGCAAATGTCCCATGTCCCGCCTTATGTATATGTAGATTCATATTTAAACCCTTTAAAACCTGAATCAGCGCCCGCGCACGGCGCGAGCGCGACCCCCCCTCCCCCACCGCCTGTCGATCACGGCTCCCCGCAGCCCGAGGTCATCCCGCCCCCAAAACCCGCAGCCGCCGTCATCCCGTTCAGCGCCCCGAACCCTGAGATCACGGCGCTGGTTGACCTCGTGGTGCTGGCGGCACCCGATGCGCAGCTTCGCTCGCTGAGGGCCGAGGACATCACCAGCGCCGACCGGGTTCCTGTGATCGCCGCTGCGAAGCGTGAGGCGAAGGCGGCGGAGATCAGCTTGCCCGCCGCGCTCGACGGACTGCGCAAGGTGATCGAGAACCAAGTCGCGAATTTGCCACCGGAGGAGTTACGTTTTCTCGGCACCATCGAGACTTACTTCCGTAAATCCAAGTACCGCATTGAGCCGAAACACCTGACCGGAGGAAGCAATGGAAAATCCAAAGACGACCGCACTATCGACGCAGTACGAACAGTCATTGCGCAGCGACGCTCTAAGCATGATGCTGGGCAAAATGGCGCTGGAGCGGGAAGCAACCCTTACCTCCGAGAAGCTGAACTTATTCGTCGAAAGCTTCTGTGAAATGCTCGACACACCGGGAGTCGTATGGGCCGACGTGGTGAACGGAATCGAGGCTTTGGGCAAGCGAACACGCAAGGAAGGCGAGCCGGGATGGTTCGATCTAGGCACAATGCGAGCCGAGGTCAAGCGGCAGGGCACGATCCGGCGCTGCGCAGAGGAGCGAGCCAAGCGTGAGAAGTGTGAACGGGAGATGCGCGAGCAGTACGAAGCCGAGGTCGCAGCAGGCGAGAACAAGCCGGACCCGATGATGCGCATGAAACTCGCGGCGCTCATCGGGAAGAGCACGATGCCCGGTGGGGAGCCGGGGCAACCTGCCCGGGCTTACACGATGCCGGGACAACCTGCCGAGCCACCAGCACCACCACCACGCACCCTGCGGGACTTGAGCGAGCCGGAAGTCTTGGCGCTCATCTCGGCCCTCGATGCGTGGCAGGCGATCAGCGCCGAGAATCGCGACGTGGCGATGCGCACGATGGCGTCGGTGCCCACCGGAGACGCCGCTGCCGCCGACGCCCTGCGCCGGGTGCTGCGCCGCCACCTGCCGGAAACGACCCCGGAAGCGCCCGCAGCCGAAAACGAGCAGAAAGCCGTCTAGGTGGCGTCGGAGCGGTTTTCTGGTGGGGTAGCCGCACCGATGCGCCAGCGATGGCAGGAAGGCACTGTGGACTGTGGATCACAAGGCACCCTAGAGACGCAGGTGACCGGCATAATCGAGGTAGAGCCGCCATACCAGCTAATCCGTCTTTACATGACCTCGCTCTATGTCAAGGTGGACCCCGAGCTATACCCGGTCCTGAGCCTGATCCGCTGGCGGAAGAAGGCGCAGAATGGACGCACCGGGAAGTGGTATGCGAGCGGCAGCGTGGGTGGGCGAAAAGTGCTCATGCATCGTTACATATTAGGATGCACCGATCCGTCGATCTATGTCGATCATCGCAACGGTGATACACTCGACAACCGGCGCATCTGGAACCTGCGCGAATTCACGCCGCTACAGAACGCATGGAATCGCCCGGGGCATGAGGATAGGGGTTTGCAATGGATACCGCGAAGGTTACAATTTCGAGTCCACATCACCGTGCGAGGTCGGCGCATTGATCTCGGCCACTACGACACGCTGGCGCAGGCCCGAGAGCGCCGCCGCAGGGCTGAGATCGAGCACTATGGATTCGAGATGCGGGCCGTCGAAAATGTATTGACAGATGGCATGTAATATGATTGTGGAACCACGTTCCCACCCCTTGACACGCATCAAAAAGTAGCGTATATGTAAAAGCTACCCTCAAAAACAGCAAAAAGTGCGAAAAATGGCTTGACAAACGCAAAAAAGTAGC